GACACGTTTACGCTCATTCATAGCAGGATACAGCTTTTGGTAGATTAACCACTGTGATGCAGCGAGTATCTGGTCAACCTCACGACGACACGTTACCAGTGAGGGTGCACGGAACCGGTCACCACCACGGCCTGTCATTTTGCGAGGAATTGCGCACTTGTGGTAGTAAGCTGCAATTGATCGCTTTGATGCCAGGTGGACGTAATAACTCAGCACAATGCCGAACGCTTTTTTATCAATGCACATGACGGAATCTACGACCTGAGAAATCAACATTCCGTCATCGTCATTGCACATTGGTCTTTCTGGATAGCGCGATGGTTCTACTGTGGCCATGTACTGAGCGATAACACTGCTCATGCGCTTTTCTAGTCTCCCTGAATAAACCCATGCACCGAATAACTCCATCCAGTTATCCAGCCAATCAAGCTGCTCTTTGTTCAGGTTCAACTCTGTCACTTTCACAGCCTTGTCCTCCGGCGCTGTTTCGCTTTGCGGCGCTCTGCTGCTTTACCGGTTCGGCGAGTGGTGCTGATTGGGTATGAGTAGCAAGGTGTTATCACTGGCACGGTGGCAATCATTGGCGGCTGCCAGCCATGCGACATAAATGCGCCTACCACACCTAATGCGATGCTTTTTTTCATGCTTCCTCCATCTCTGTAATGATTACTTCCAGCCTGCCGCCCTTCACCACTTCGCAGCGAACCATGCGCACGTCATCAATCAGGCTGTCGTCAGCAATGACGCCTGCACTGGTGAGTGAGTCGAGAGGTGCTTTGAATAGGTTGTCGAGGTCACGCCGGGCGCGCGTAGGTGGATATGCGAGAATTTTTACTTTGAGTTTGCCAGCCAGGTGGTACTGCTGATTTGCTTCGGTGATTTGTTGAGTTACTGCGGTGGTGTATTCCCTTCCCTTTTTGCTCTTTATCTTTCGGCCCCGGAAAACTGAGAAGAGGTGATTATTGCCGGGTGGCCAGGGTAGCGTTATTCGATACTCGTTCACGTTTTCACCAATCCCTCTTTCAGCCAGATAACCTGAGTTCGCGCCATTCCTTCCAGTGCGCACTCTTTCGCGTATTCGGCATCCACAACGTGCGTACGGCGATCAATCTCATCGTGGCACTGACTACATGCGATTGTGGCGATAAGGTCAGGAGGTTTGATTCCGGTGCCGCATAAGCCGGGTAATCGGATATGGGCTAAGACTGAGGTTTCTGCGTTTCCGTTACACACTCCAGGAATTCTGACCTGGCATTCACGGCCTCGAGCCGCCTTGCGTAGGTTAGCCATTGCAATCCTCCTTCTCACCTGAAGGTAATCCGTCATAAATTTCTTTCAGGTGCCCACGGATTTCCATGCGGCGCAGCGCGGAGAACATGTAGTCGCACTCGGCCTGTTTGTTGGCGGCGAAAGGCTTGCTCGCCTTATTCACCCAGTGCCACCCATCAGGCCATCCGTGAACCTTGATAACCCGATTCCCTTTGACGTGAAGTAGCCCCCATCCCTGCGGTAAATCCTTCACCTCGACAACGCCCGGCTCCGATATGAAAAATCGCCAGTCGCCCATGCCTTTCTCGGGATCAATACGGAATGGCTTCTTTCGGTCGGCTAGCAAATCAGAACGAGAGCATTTGGCTTCAATCAGGCATGACGCGCCATTCTTGAATCCCATTGCATCAGGCTGTTCGCCGTATGTTGTCCATGCTCTGAACTTGTCGTGAAAGGCCACCTTGAATCCGTTCCGTTGCAAAAATCGGCAAGCTATATCGCAAAGCTGATCGTGTGTAATTTTTGCATCCAGTAATAACTCACTCATCGCTATCCTCCATTTTAAAATTTGGGTCGCTCTCAACGTAAGCGTCAGATGCACATTCGTTACATGCGTAAACTTCGCCAGGCTGCAAAGGCTTTGTACACGCTGCGCAATATCCTGCTGCTGCGTTGGACTGGCGCTGGTAGATGGTGATGTCAGATGGCTGGAGCATATTCAGTCTCCATATAAGCGCGAATAAACGCTTTGGCTGCCTCGGCGTTTATGGCGTTTCCGTATCCTTTGAGTCGACCCGTTCGATTATGTCCAGCCAGTGCTCGTGGTGAGGACTTGCTGTGTCCCATTCCTTTGGCAAACCTTGCAACCAGCGGGAATGTGCCGGATTCAACTGGGCGCCATTGTCCATCTCGACATAGCAGCCAGTCTGCATCACGCCAAAAACCGTTAACCTCAAGGGGCCGACTGTGTACGCCTGGCGTGGAAGCTGATCCAATCTCTCCTTGCCATCCCGCTGCGCTGTCATTCCTGATGAGTCTTTCCAGTCCCTCGAGGTTGGTGTTACCCATCCTGCCAGCAGTACCGACCCGGGAAGCTTCAGGCATATCTTTGGTGAGCCGTCCGGATTCTTGCCGCTGTAGCAGTGAGTCGATCCGGTCGAGTCGTTCGCCACCGGCGTTTGCCAACCCGTCAATCGCGCTGCTCCGGATACGTTCTGCAATCCCCGGCGCGTTTCCGGTTGCGGATTGGTGTTGCATGTTGGCGTGGGCCACCCAGTAAGCACGTTCTCTGATATGCGGCGCACCGATGCTCGCTGCCGTGAACGGCGTAAGCCCAAAGGCGTATCCCATTCCTTCCAGGTCTGTTTGTACAAGGTCGAACCACTCATTTGCGTTACCGCTTGCAACTTGTTCGCCAAAGATGTGCTCAGGTTTGAGCTCATCGATGAGCCACTGGAATGCGGGCCAAAGGTGCCGCTCGTCATCAAACCCATTTCCCTTGCCTGCCGCGCTGAAAGGTTGGCACGGGCATGAGCCTGTCCAGACTGGTTTGCTGTCGGGCCATCCTGTCTGGCGCAATGCGTAACTCCAGACTCCAACGCCGGCGAAGAAGTGGTGCTGGGTAAATCCTCGCAAATCACCTGGTGTAACATCTTCAATGCTCCTTTCGTCTACATAGCCTGGGGCTATTTGTCCGGCGTCAATTAGGTTGCGCAGCCATTGAGCCGCGAATTGGTCGATTTCGTTATAGTAGGCAGTCATGAATAACGTCCCTCTGTGAATTTAATTCCCTGCCCAGCTGCCCAGGCCGTGACATATTCGATAAGACTCGCCATGCGGCTGACACTCATCTCTGCGCTGCTCTCCCGGATGTTTACGAACTCACCCTCAATGCCCGGCACAATCTCGGCCTGCTGCTTTGTGGCGACGGCGTGACCACTGATGAGCAATACCTTCCACTGCTCGGGTTTCAGCTTCTTGCCGCACCACTCAGCCTGGCGGGAAATGTCACCTAATAGCGCGTGGAATTTGGCATTCTGGTCAAGGTTTCGCTTGTAGTCGGAGATGCGGATTGTTACGGGTCGGTCTTTGTCGGTCAGGAGGGATTGGATGATGTTTATTGCGTTCTGCCTGATTCGTTCGTCACGAAGCATTAGCGTTTGCTTCATCAGCTATCTCCTTTAACGGTTATGCCAGCGGCGCGGAGTATTTCATAAGAATCTTTCTTGAAGTTATGAACGCCGTCAGACCATTGGTACAAGTCTCCAGTTTCGCTATAGTTTAAACTTGGAAGCTCTACGACGATTGCGGCGCGGGACTTCTTCCACCATGCCCACCAACCATTAAGCGGCTGCATAATGTTCATACTGTCGAATGCGTGGTCGTAACCTTCGCCTTTGCGGGCCAGTTCAATAATCGATGTTGGCAGGTTAAGTGCTTGCCCGGCTTCATACTCAAATTGCGCCCTGCTGTCTTCAACCTTCAGTGGTGATGTGGTCATGCCGCACTCTCCGCCAGTTCTTTCAGGTTATCTTCCGTCAGAATCACGTCGCGTACTTCCCGGGTTAACGCTGCTTCCATCTTGTTCAGGCAGCCACGAATGCGGGTGATTTCTGACTCGGGGAACAGGCTAAGGCTCATCGTGCGCAATGTCCCTTGCAGGTTGCGATTGCTCACCTTGCCCGATAGTGCTTTGGCACACTTGCGCAGAGACTCACCAACCTTTCTGCCTTCAAGTCGTGCAAAGGATCGGCATAGTTCGAGAGTGAGGAGAGTATCTGGAAATTCTTTATACTTACTTGCATGGATGATTTGTAATGCGGTGTTCACTAGAAGCCCCCTTTGCGTTGCTTCGATGATGATTCGCGATCAGCTATGCGGCGATGCGCGTCTTGCTGGTCAATGTCGAATAGAATTCCGTGGCGCTGTTCGGCGTAAACAGTACCCGTGGCGCCGTGGCGATTCAGGCGAAGAAGTAACTCTGTTTCGTTATCGCTAACGGTTTCGTTGTCTTCTGACTCCCTGTAGATACCCATCCAGTAATCGCAATCCTGTTCAATCTGTCCGGTAGAACGGGAATCGCTCGGCACCGGGCGCTTATTGGCGCGACCTTCTGAGCCACGGTTAAGCTGTGTGAGCAGCACCACGACGCAGTTAAGCTCTTTCGCCAGCACCTTCAGGCCTTTGGTGATAATTCCGTAAGCCTGAGCCTCGGTATCCGCTTTCTCGGCAGTCATGAGCGTCAGGTAATCAACCAGCACCATGCCAACCTCGCCGCGTTCACGCTTGATACGGCGCGACTCAGCAACAATGTGAGCAAGGGAAAGTCCCGGCGTGTCGTCGATGTACAGATTGTCGATGTTGGCTAACTCGCTGCCCTTCGCCAGCGCCAGCGCAAACTTACTTTCCTCGTAGCCGTTCTGGTAAAACACGTTCGAGTTAACCCGGCTGTGCTGAGATACGATGCGCTCAACCATCTGGTCTTTCGGCATCTCAAGGCTGAACGCCAGCGCGGGAAGTTGCTCTTCCAGAGCGCAGTGAATTGCCATTTTCTGGTAGACGGTGGTTTTACCCATCTTCGGCCTGGCGCCAACGACGAAAAGGGATCCGCGCACAATGCGTTTTGGCTCCAGCATTTCATCCAGCGCCGTGATGCCAGATGTCAGGCCAAGTGATGCGGTGTTACCTTCCAGGCGCTCGCCAACCTTGAATGTCCAGTCGTTGAAAGCATCACGGAATGAAACCAGCCCCTTGTTGTTGCCGGTGCGTGACTTCTCATCAACCTGCATTGCCAGCGACTGCACCGCTTCCAGCTTCTGCGCCGTGGTCAGGCCTGATCGGGTGTATAAAACCTCCAGCATGCGGTTGGTTTGTTCGATTGCCATGCGCTCCGTTGCGGTGTCTTTCACCCGGTTCGCATAGGCCAGTACGTTAGCCGCACTCGGCGTGTCTTTGGATAATTCAGCCAGGTAAGCAAAGCCGCCGATCCCCTCCAGCTTCCCGGACTCTTCAAGCGCTGCGTGAATGGTCAGCAAGTCGATATTCTGATTGCTGTTATTCAGTGCTCTCATGGTCTGGTAGATAACGCTGTGCTGGCGGTTGTAGAACATGTCTGGCGCCAGAAAAGAAAAAACACGCTGAATCCGATCGCTCTGCGCGTCTAACATTACCGCCCCCAGTACCGCCCGCTCGTCTTCGTAACTGTTCGGCGGCAAGTTATAATCAGACGTCATCGCTATTCCCCTCACGAACCTTCAGATAAACCTCATCGCTTAACAGGTAGTCGATGTTTTTGCATCGCCATGTCTTACCGGTCTTCGCATCAGGACGGGTGCCAAGCATCCAGCGGCAGTTAGACGAGATATAGGTCAGGTATGCTTCCCACGCCTTCATGCTGAACGGAACGTTATCCAGTTGGCGGGTAATCTTCCCTGCTTTCACCCAGAAGGTTTTTATCAGGTTCTTGCGCTTGTCACTCAGCGCTTTAACGCTTGGGCACTCAGGAAGGATTCGATGGTAAGCATCGATAACGTCCTGGCAGGAGTGGGATGATTTTTTCTGTTCTGACTTTTCGACTGCTACGACACTCTCTTTATCTTTAGATAAAGAGTTATTAGTTATATTGTTGTTTGTGGCACTTTGATGGCAATCTGTTGGCACAACATCGCCTGTAAGCGTTGGCACTACTGGCTTTGCGATGGCACTCTGTTGGCATTCTGTTGGCACAAAATTTTGCTGATAATCGTCGTATTTTTCGATGGTGACGATAGAGAATCGCTTGTTTGTTTCGGTGGAAATCATCCCCAATTTGGTGAACTTGTTCATCAGGTATTTGATGCGGTCAGGAGCAATTCCGGTTTCAAATGCCAGGGTGTTTCTTCCGGTGATGAACTGACCACGCTGAATAAGCAGATCACCAAACTCCGTTCCAACAATTGCGGGCTGATAGTTGGCTGACAGAATGAAGTGAATCCATAAGTGAACCGCCTCAGAATCCCGCTTATAGAACGGCAGCTCCTTAATTTTCCTGTGCAGCAAGGCAAACCCCTTACCGCCTTGTGTTGGCGATTCCTGGTGCCGTCTGGCCTGTCTGGCTTCGGCTAAGTTACTAACGTTGCTCATGACCTTTCCCTCTGATTAGCTGCTTTACCTTTTCCCACTCGACACGGAATCGAGATGGCTGTTCAAAACTGCCAAGGAACCGGTCACGAACGATATGTTTATGAAATTTCCCCTGTTCAGGGGCAGTTACTTTTGCCATAATTACTCCTGTGAATTGATCCAGTCTTTTCGCATCAGGCCTCAAAACTGTTAGCGCAGCTTTGGGGCTTTTCTTTTGTCAGCATCCTGGCAACCTTCTTAGCCAGATCCGCCAGCTCATCGTCTTCTACTCCCCATTCCAGAACAGCCAACAGCATCGACATGCGAGGCAGTAACGACTCTTTCCAGCGGGTGATTTGCGACTTATCAACGCCGATTGATTCAGCGATGTTTCCCGCCCCACGAATAGCTATCTTGCTCAATAACTTGCTTTCAATTGCGCGGGCTTTGTTGCGGGTTGTTGTAGTGTCCATTTAGTAGTATTTCCATATGTTAAATAAGTAGTTACGTTCGCATACCCAATGGGCATGCAACTTTGGTTTTCCCTGGTGTTCCGAGGGAGGTCAAATTGGTAAAGAGCGATGTTGCTTAGTGGCTAAAGATTTCCGGGAACAATTCTTCTTTGCTTAAACCGGTAATCGTTAACAGGTCTTTCATGCGGCCTTTAGGGAGCGTCCCGCCTCGCTTTTTAAGTTGGGTGATAGCTTGTGTGGTAACTCCGAGCTTCTCGGCCAAGGTCTTTTGCTTGCCGCCCACGGCAAATACAGCCTTTTCCAGTGGAGTTACCGAAGCATGTTCCTTGTTGATCATGGCTTACTCCAGTTAACAATAATCCACTTAATGTTAATCGCTTCTCGTGGATAAATCAACACAATGAAGATTGAAAATAACAACAAGATGTTTACTCTGGGCACGCCGGAGGATGAAATGAACAACATTGCAGAACGCCTACAATTTTTGATGGGTTCGGAGGGGTTAAAGCAGAAGACGCTTGCCGCCGAGCTTAACGTTTCGCCTCAAACAGTTAACAACTGGATTAAGAGAGACGCGATCAGCCGTGAAGCTGCTCAACAGATAAGCGAAAAATATGGTTATTCTCTTGATTGGTTGCTTAACGGAATTGGCAACCCTAAGATTAACCACCGCTCAGACTCAACAATCCCGCATGAAGCACGCTGGCAGAAGGTTGAGTCATGGGATAGCGAAACTCCTCTTATGGACGATGAGGTAGAGGTTCCTTTTCTTCGCGATATAGAGCTTGCTGCGGGAGATGGCAGCTTTTGCGAGGAAGACTATAACGGATTCAAGTTGCGGTTCTCTAAATCAACCCTGCGCCGTGTGGGGGCCAACTCTGACGGTTCAAGTGTTCTTTGCTTCCCTGCACATGGAAACAGCATGGAGCCGGTGATCCCAGATGGAACAACCATCGCCGTGGATTGCGCAAACAAGAAAATTATTGATGGAAAGACATACGCAATAAACCAGGACGGATGGAAGCGAGTGAAAATGCTTTACCGCACTGGCCCTAACAAGTTGACTATTCGAAGCTATAACAGCTCTGAATACCCAGACGAAGAGGCAGAACTCGACAAGGTCGAGATCATTGGCAAAGTGTTCTGGACATCAACTCTCTGGGATTAACCCCCGCCAAATTCCTAAAGCCGGCCATGAGCCGGTTTTTTTTCGTCCAAAATCCACGAATCGCACAATCCGAAAAAATTAAATACACACCAAAATCATCAGCTTGTGTATTTATCATCAAATTAAATCCACATTACGTTGACACAAAAATCCACATGATGTTTAATTAGTCCATCAGCAGGACGCTGAAGCGCAACAAGGAACTGAGTTGCTGGCTCTTTAATAATTTAGCCCTGTGAATACACAGGCCGAAGCGAGTGCTTCGGGGTGAAGCGGCGTGGAAAATCGAAGACACGCAACGTGGGCACGAACACAAGCAATTCGTGGCTGGGTAGGAAGGTGGCCCAAGGAAGCGGTTTCGTCCGCTCCTGAACACATCGCCGGGGTAGCGTCCGGCCTTCACCACCAAAGCACTCACTGAGGAATACCCATGAACAGAAATCAACGCCGTATGGCTGAGTACAACGCCAGAAAAGCAGCTCAGCAGATTGATGCAGGAAATTACGCAGGAAAGATTAACCGGGCATTCGCAAAGCTGTCAGGCGCTTCATTGCCGAGAGTTGAGCAAGCTCTTCGCGCTCCAAACTGGCGTGAGCCTAAAGAGACGGCATTCGTAACGCTTGAGTGCCAGGAGTATCGCAAGGTGCGCAATCCAGACGGTCAGCAGGTAAACGCCCGCCAGAAGATGCGTGGCAAAAGCATTCCATTAATTTGAGGTGAAGCATGTCGAACAGAAACGCATTTTACGCAAGTGAGTGTCGCGCAGCGGTATCGGAATATCGCGCTCAGGCGGTGAAGTATCGTGATAACGAAGTGCTTCACCCTTGTTATGTGCAGTTGGCCTGGAAGAATCGACGTCAGGCTCGTGAATATGCTCTGAAGGCTGCTTAGGCGGCCTTTTTTATTGCCAGCACTACGCCAGCCTAAAGAAGAGTCAGGCGGTGCTTGTTTGCCACAGGTGGCGATATTTAGCGCCGGGTTTCGTAAGTCAGAGAACATTACAGCGAGGTAGTTATGAAGAAAACTATGAACGACTGGCTCAATGAAGCCAGAGCGCCGCGACATGAAGACCGCTGGTATTTCAATCGTCGCGTGATTTGCGCGGATGGTTACAGCGTGTCAATTCAGGCAAGCGATTCTGCTTACTGCCAGCCTCGCAAGGACTTCAAAGATATTGCCATGTATCACTCGTTTGAACTTGGCTTCCCGAGTGAGGAAGACGAAACCATCATGGAATATTGCGAAGATGCTCGAGACCCAACCGGCACTGTTTATCCTTACGTTCCGCGAGAAGTCGTCGAGAAGTTAATTGAGAAACACGGCGGCATTACTGCACTGCATGAGCCAGTAGCAGCAGCTTAACCAGGTCGCCTAGCGCGGCCTTTTTTATGCAGATTGGAGTGAATGATGGAAAGAGAAACAGGTGGGCCAGCTTTTGCAGCAAGCGGGCATCCAGCACAGCAACATGTGCAGCAGGAAGGCATGACGCTGCGTGATTATTTTGCTGCAAGTGCTCTGAACGGGATGTGTTCGGATTTCAATATGCTTAATGGCTTTAAGTTGCTGGGAAAGGTTGGAAGCAAATCATCATCAGAAATAGCAGCAGAGTCCGCATATCAAATGGCAGATGCAATGCTCAAGGCCCGCGCTATCAGCAAGGCTACAGGAGAATAGATATGGAGTGCGCATCTTGCGGCGGCCTGGTCATCTGGATGGGACCATGGTCGAACCTGACGCACACAGAATGTCAGGTATGCGGCGCTGTGAATAACCAGATTGTCGATGAACCAGCCGACGATGAAGAAGAGGATTAGATATGGAGTGGATTAAGTGCAGCGAAAAAAAGCCGGATCTTGGTGTTGATGTGCAGGTTTATTGCTCTGATACAAAAGAACAATTTACGGCTTTCCGGACGGGTAAATATTTTCAGTATGCATACGTGGACGATAGAAGGGTCATTTGTGAACCAACTCACTGGATGCCACTACCTCGCCCACCCACTGAATAACCAGCTTCCGTATCTGCTTTCAGCTTTCCCTGAGAACAGATACTGAAAGCCCTCGTTGTCCTTATTGCCCGGCCTAACACGTCGGGCATTTTTTTAACTGGAGAAAAGTATGTCAAAGCACCTTCAAATTGAAATGCCTGATGGCAGTAAGTGGGCTATCCCCGTTCACGTTATCGCTATGAATCGCGCAGTCTACTACGCCAAGAATGACGGCAAGACCATCGAGGATAGCCTTAATAACGACACAATTCCGCTGTTCGAATCTGACGACTTCGAAATTGAAGATTGGGCAGCAAACAACATGAACTGGAGCGACGTTGAGCACTTAGCCATTTGCATCAGCAAAGGTGAAACCGACTACGAGGAAGGTTGGTGCAACGGAGAAAAAGAAGTTATCGAAATCACAGCCGCGTAACAGCGGCTTTTTTGTGCCCATCCCTGAGCGTCAACGCTGATGAATGAACACAAACCTAACAGGAGAGAGCATGAGCGAAGTAACGGATTTAACAGTCATCGAGATTAAGCCGGAACAAGCTCCGGTTCTGTACGCACCGAATGGCCTGGACGCCTTCCTTGAGCAGATTAAGCAGGAAGTGAACGAAGTGCCGGACTTGTCCACGGCGAAAGGTCGTGCACGTGTAGCATCGTTGGCGGCACAGGTATCACGCAGCAAGACTGCGATCGAAAAGCCGGGGCGTGAGTACCTGAAGCGACTGAAAGAAGCTGTGAAGCCAGCAGAGGCTGAAATTAAGCGCTTCGTTGATGCTTGTGACGAACTGCGTGACCTTACCCGCCGCCCGTTGACTGAGTGGGAAGCCGAACAGGAACGCATTGCAGCTGAGAATCAGATGCTGGCTTGGCACGAAGAAGCACTGGAAATGAACTCCGCATTCGATGCCGCGGAAAAGTTGAAGTTTGAAACGGATCATGAAATGGCATTGCTGATGGATGCCGCATTCGACCGTGAAGCAGCCGAGAAGGCAGACGAAGCAGAACGCCAGCGCATTGCCCATGAAGAGGAGTTAAAACGTCAGGCAGCCGAACAAGCCAAACGTGAAGCAGCAGAAGCGGCACAGCGTGAAATCGACGCAGCAGCAGCCCGTGAGCGTGATGCCCTGTTAGCGAAGGAACGCGCTGAACGTGAAGCCAAGGAAGCAGCGGAGCTTGCAGAGCGCAACCGTATTGCCGCAGAACAGAAAGCCGAACGCGATAAGCAGGCAGCAGCCGAGAAAGCCGAACGCGATAAGCAGGAAGCCATCGCAGAAGAGAAGCGCAAGGCTCAGGCAGAAGCTGATCGCATTAAGCGTGAAGCAGACGAAAAGGAACGGGTTCGCCTGGCAGAAGAAAAGCGTATCGCTGATGAAGCCGCAGCGCGCGCAGCAGACATTGAACATCGCCGCACCATTAATCGCCAGTCAGTGGCAGAGCTGGTTGCCGCTGGATTGCCAGCAGATTGCGCTCAGAAGTGTGTAGAAGCCATCGCTAAAGGCGCAGTAGCCGCCATCCGCATTACCTACTAATTCAAATCAAAAGTAAGGACAACCCATGATGTATTCCATCGCGGGCGGCACCGTCATGGGTGTCGCTCAGTTCAACGAATCACAACTCGAACGTTTAACCCGCCAGTTACGCGCAGGCTGGAAAGGCCTGATTGATTTCTTAACTCAGCCAGGTACGCCCTAATGGTCATCTTACCCGTTAACGGAACCATCCTCGTGCAGCAAGGAAATCGGGACTTCAACAAGCTCTATGAAGCGTCATTTCCTGACACGAAGGAAGGCATGAAATCAGCAGTCAGTTGGGCGTGGGAAATCGCGCTTGGCTGGAACGATGAACAAGACGACGACTGGAAGAAAAATCATGCTGCATGACAAAGAAGATGCGGAGTTCATCGCGATGATGAGCGGTGAACTGCAAGAAGAAATCACAGACCAGATTAACCTGGCAGCCGAGCGCGGCAATGAGCAGGTTAGCTGGCAAGAATTCGCGGGGAACTACCAATGAAACTCGAAATGTTAGATGAACCCTTTGCTGTCGACGACATTGAATGGCGCGTTCAGCAGTGCGGAATGGCATCAAATGGGCCGTGGGCCATGGTGCTTTGTTACGTGACGAACCGGGCAATCATGAAACGCCTGGATGAAATCTGCGGCAAGGCTGGCTGGCGCAACGAATACCGGGATATTCCGAATAACGGCGGCGTCGAGTGCGGTATATCCATCAAGGTTGACGGTGAATGGATCACCAAGTGGGACGCTGCCGAAAACACTCAGGTTGAAGCTGTTAAGGGTGGTCGCTCAGGGGCAATGAAGCGCGCCGCTGTTCAGTGGGGAATTGGCCGCTATCTCTATCAACTGGAAGAGCGCTTTGCTACTTGCTCAACGGAAAGGAATAACACCTGGAACAAGGCATCGTTCAAAGATAAGCAGAGCAGCAAATACGTAAATATCTGGTGGGAGACGCCAAAATTACCAGCCTGGGCTCTACCGGCAGAACCAGCAAAGCCTAGCCCTGATGAAACCCTCTCCGCTTTCACTGAGTACGCCACAAACGAATCTGATTGCACGAAGCTAAAACAGGAATATGCGAAAACATGGAAGGCGCTTGATGGGCTGCCAGATCTGCAGGCTCGCTGCAAGGACGTGACGGACATTCGCATTAAAGAACTTAAACAGGCGGCATAAATGAACCCACGCCAGTGTTCAGCCAGCACTAAGGAGCAGGTGCTGGCAAATGTTGCTGCGTACCTAACGAAATCGTGGGCTGGAGAAGTTGAGCCAGAAACGAATGAGCAACTCATGCAACGGAAATCGAATTTGTACGTCGATAGTCGATTACGAATCATCAACCGCGAAGCATCGTTCTTACCAGCATTCCAGATTCACGGCCCCCACCTGCCGCGCGAATACACAGACGATCGCTCTCGGATTCGATTCGGACGCTTCGGTCAACGAACCAGCGATTAATCGGGGTAAAAATGGAGAATGCCACCTACCGAAAAACCAGAGGAAACCAAAAGTCACTCGGTCGCCCCTGGCTGGATATCGACATCAAGCTCATCAGATTAATGGCCGGCACCACCAAGCCAAGACTCATCGCCAAACTCTTCGATCGCTCATACGAATCACTTCGCCAGATGGCAAAGCGTGAAGGCATAAGCCTGCGCGTGAAAGTGAATGCTGAGGCTATCGAGCCAACAGAACAAACATCAGTCACGCAGCTTTGCCGGGAAAACTGGCAGGGCTACGCAATCCACAAAATATTCGGCAGTGCCAGCCCAAAGCAGCGCACTAGCGACTAAGGACACACATGAAACTCAATATCGAAATCAGTGGTAAATACGTTGTCACTGGGACTGCTAACGACCTCGTTTTACGTGAAAAGGTAATCATTAAGACAGGCGATAACGCCGGAAATGAAACTCTTAGCGCACCTCGTTACTACTCCAAGTTTGAGCACCTGGTGAAAGAACTATGTCACCGCGAAATCCTCATCTCAGACGCGCAGACATTGCAGGCACTCGTTCTGCACATCGAAAACGTCAGCCAGACAGTGAGCAAATCCATATCTGAATTCGTGGAGCGTGAGCATGCGAACCAATCAATATGACCCGGATATTACGCCGGGAGACTTAGCCATACGCCGCAGACAGCGCCCAATGCCATCACGGAATGAGCTAATGAAGCGCTGTAGCTTTCCATTGGTGAATGAAAACCGGTTTCTGAATCGTCTTTTGCAAGGGAGTGGGAAATGAGCGAGCAGACCATTTTAGATATGTGTTGTGGTTCAAGAATGTTCTGGTTCGACAAGCAAGACCCTCGCGCCGTATTCAGCGACATCCGCAGCGAGAATCACACGTTATGTGATGGGCGTGCGCTGGAAATAAAACCTGATGTTGTCGCCGATTTTCGTAACCTTCCGTTCGATGACGAATCATTTAACCTGGTAGTTTTTGACCCTCCACACCTTGAGCGATGCGGCCCCAATGGCTGGCAGGGAAAGAAATATGGAATCCTCAACAAAGACACATGGCGCGAAGATTTAGCCGGTGGATTTAGTGAGGCGTTTCGTGTCCTGAAAACCAATGGCGTTCTGGTCTTCAAATGGAATGAAATTCAGATACCGGTTGGGAAGATTTTAGAACTCACCGAGCAGAAACCAACGTTTGGCCACCGCAGCGGAAAACGCAGCGATACCCACTGGATTTGCTTCATTAAGTCGTGAGGCTCTCATGAACGCAACAGAGAGCAATGCAGTGCGCAGGCTGGCGCGTAAATGCTGGGGAGACGTTGAATCAGCATGGAAGAACGAAGGCGCAAGGAACGCGCAAGAACGGAAGGAAATCTATCTCCGCATCCTCAGCAAGTACGAAACGAAATATCACCCAATCTATACCAGGCGGCAACTCATTTACTGGATGGGCGTCGCTAACGGAACTCTGGAGGATCGCCATTGAAACAGCGAGTAGACCGCCAAAAGCCGGTTATCGGCATCCATAAGCAGACAGGTGAGCAAGTCTATTTCCCGTCGCCATATTACGCGCCTGGCTTCAAGCGATCAGGCATTAACGAAGCCATCAGTGGTCGCGCTAAGTCACATCGCGGCTTCACATGGCGATATGCGAATAAACACGAACGCGAGCAATTTGCCCAGCATTGAGGGATGAGAGATGGAATTGTACGAAATTGAAGGCTTCTTGCGCGGCAAGTGCCTGCCGGGTGATTTGTTAGTTGGCGAGAGCAACGCTCAATACCTTTTCCGTAAACTGAAAGAGCGTGATGTGCTGGAGCGCGAACTTTGCATGTCGGAGGCAAAATGCAAAGGGTACTTTTCCGACGCTGCGGTTGCACTACTCAAGTGTGATGCTCTGGCTGCGGAGAATGTTGAGCTGAAGGAATTGATTGGGCAGCACGCAAATAGCTTCTCTGCATGCCCAAATTGCTCACACGAAGAGCCAAGCGAAACTGACGATATTGTCGCACTGTATCGCTCGCTTGAAACCCCTGCCACCGACGCCGCCATTGCAAACATTCAGGCGCATGCCATACCTGACGGCTGGAAGCTCATTCCGGAAGAGTTACACATCAGCGAAGAAGGAATTGAGCTTATTTGCTCTCAATGTGGAAACGGTGATGAAGAATACGGTGAGTTCGTTGATGGTGTTTTCCGTGTTGGCGAAGTTGAAACTGACGACGGCAAGAAGGTTTACGGGCTGCATGTTACCTGCGCCGATTACCCTGAAGAAGGCAGTGTAACGATTGCCATTTTTGATAACCAACTTCGCAAGGAACGCACCCATGACTAACCCAGCATACGAAGCCACTAACAGTGATGTGGAGAAGCTGATTGCTCAGATTAAAGTCGACATTGATAAGCGAAAATCCATGCCTCCGCGTGGTGATGCAAATTCTAATATCGAACGTCTGCGTGTGATGAACGACACGATGAAATCTTTCAGCACTGAAAGTGTCGAGGAGCTGATAGCGGCGCTGGAGCAGGCGCAGCAGGAGAACAAAGAGCGGTCTGCACGAATTGAAGAGCTTGAATCACAAAGGCAGTTGGCATTCATGGCCTGCAACCGCTGGCGTGACAAGTGCGCAGATGCAGATAAGCGCATCGCAGAACTAGAAGCCGCACCCAACGGCATGATGCAGCTATCCAATGAACTGGCAGAGATGAAGCCTGTGAAGCTGCCATCAGCATGGATTGAACCCGGCAATAGATGGCTGCAGGAGCGAGATGTAATCGAGGCAATACGCGCCGCTGGCGGCACTGTCGCGGGAGGTGAGTGAGGTGGCAAACAGAACCAGCAATAGAACTATCCGCAGAACCATGGCAGTGCCCATGCAGCGAATGGAAGTGCGCATAAGCAACAGGAAGGTGCTAGCAATGAGAAGGTTTGACGTGGAATTTGTTAACCATTCATCACCAAGCGCCAGCCAGAATCGCGCTAAAGCTAGACAGCGTGAATATCGTCGCAATCTTGCAGAAGATCAGGAGACTCTATGACTACCAATCGCATGGGATTAGAGCAGACGCTGAGTGATGAGGCTGCCGCAGCGGTAGCCACGCTTAATCATCTTGGTTACACGTGGCAAGGAGGCAAGCAATGGAAGCCGCCTGTAGGCCTGCCACCATCCTATATCAACGATGACCGCGCAGAGCTTGAGGCTTACCGGAAGGCGGCCGGGGAGCTGGTTGCATGGGAAAGTACAACCACCTGTTATGTGAAGTACGTGACAGATAAGCGATACCAGGGTTTTTCAGATCAGGTAAAGCAATGGTACAAGCCCTACAAATGTTCAAATTGCGCAGCCCTGCCACTCCAGGCTGTGACGGTGCCGGATGAGATTGCGGGTGGATTTGAATCTATAGCAAACAAGTATCAAACCACAATTGAACAAGCTCAATTCATTGTCGCTGGATGGAACGCCTGCTGCGCCGCCATGCTGAAAAGTGTCACAAATGAACCATAACCACCTAACCACTCACCAATAAGCTCGCATGTGAACCATTACATCAAGCATGGATTATGCGTGAGCTATTCGCAGTAATTTCACCGATTAAAGACCATATATAACCTGCCGCCGAGTGCGGTTTTTTTACGCCTGGCTGCCAATGTGCGGCCTTTTTTATTTGCGTGTAATTGCAGAGGTAAAGCTATGTACTTAACGCTTCCAGAGTGGAATGCCCGCCAGCGCAGACCGAGAAGTTTAGAGACGGTTCGCCGATGGGTAAGAGAGTGCAGAATTGTTCCCGCGCCAATGAAAGACGGCAGGGAATACCTGTTTCATGAAAATGCCGTGAAGATTGATCCATCAGAACTTCAAACAGGCAGCCTTTTAAAGAGGATTCGACATGGGAAGAAGGCGAAGCCATGACAGAAGAGATTTACCGCCCAACCTGTATATCAGGAACAGCGGCTATTACTGCTATCGCGACCCACGGACGGGTAAGGAGTTTGGGCTTGGCAGGAACAGGCGCGTAGCCGTAACCGAGGCTATCCAGGCCAACATCGAGCTTTTCTCTGGTGACGACAGGAAGACTTTGGTTTCCAGAATTAGCAGCGATGATGCAATGACGGTGCATTCATGGATTGAGCGCTACGAGGTGATACTGAAGGGGCGAGGCCTGAAGCAGAAAACCATGACTGATTATGAAAGCAAGCTGAGAGCCATTAAGGATCGCATACCTGACTCCCCGATTAGTGAAATAACCACGAAGCACATAGCCGCACTGCTTAATGATTATGTGGAGAATGGCAAGCATGCCACAGCAAAGCTGATACGCTCCACGCTCAGTGACATATTCAGGGAAGCAATCGCAGAGGGACACCTTCAAACGAACCCTGTAACCGCAACCAGGGCGCCGAAATCAGAAGTGAAGCGTGAGCGACTTACGCTGGATGAATATCGGGAGATTATGAAGGCAACTGGCGACCTTCCACCGTGGGTGCCGCTATCAATTGAGCTTGCGGTCATTACAGGCCAGCGCGTAGGTGACTTATGCGCCATCAAGTGGAGTGACATTCACGACGAATTTCTTCACATAGAGCAGCAAAAGACAGGGGTTAAACTGGCGATCCCCATTAACCTGAGCCTTGATTCTCTTGGCCTTGTGCTGAGTGACACACTGTTCAAATGCAAAACCACTCTGAACGGTGATACTGTAATTTCTTCAACGCGCAACATGCCGCTTTCATCGGGAACGGTATCACGGTATTTTATGCGCGCAAGAAAGGCGTCAGGACTATCATTCGGCGAGGACCCGCCAACATTCCATGAGTTGCGTAGTTTATCTGCGAGACAATATGAGAAGCAGGTAAGCGATAAGTTCGCCCAACACCTTCTCGGGCATAAGTCTGACAGCATGGCTTCTCAGTATCGAGACGATCGAGGAAGAGAATGGAACAAGTTAGAGATTTCATTTTGACTGATAGTGACCTGCCCCTTCTAGTATTTTGATATTGCAGGCTTTTTTATTGTGCCCACTTAGTATAAAAAAGCAGGCTTTATGATCCCCTTTTAAATTTGCACTGCAAGGAGCAACCCTTGAACACCTTCTCTGTTTCTCGTCGGGCAGCTGTGCTCGCTTTTGCTGTGGCGCTATCGGCCTGTAGCTCTACACCGCCAGAAGAAAAACCGTCCACGCAAGTGGCACCCGGAACGCAGTCTCGTCCGATTTTGTCGGCAGATGAAGCGCAAAACTTTGTTCAGGCGCGTTACTTCTCATCCAAAAATAAAGATGAAGCGCCGTGGACTCCGTCTTCTATTCGCCTTCCGCAGCAGCCTGACTTTGTTGTTGGCACTGCCGGTGGCGAAGGTGTGACTCACACCTCTATTCAGGCCGCTGTCGATGCAGCCATGATGAAGCACAGCAACACCCGCCAGTACATTGCTATTCAGCCAGGCGAGTATGTCGGCACCGTTTATATTCCAGCAGGTTCCGGCAGCGTGACGCTGTACGGCACCACGGACAACGCCAGTGATGTAAAAATCACTATGCCGCTGGATTCTGAAATTGACGTGAACACCTGGCGCCGTGCGGTTAACCCGGGTGGCAAATATATGCCGGGTAAACCCGCCTGGTATATGTTTGATAGCTGCCAGAGCAAGCGTAACGCCACCGTTGGCGTGATGTGTTCTGCTGCAGTCTGGTCACAGAACAATGGCCTGCAGATGCAAAACCTGACTATCGCTAACACCCTGGGTGACAGTGTTGATGCCAGTAACCATCAGGCTGTGGCACTGCGTACCGATGGCGACAAAGTTCAGTTGAACAATGTTCACCTGCTGGGCCGCCAGAACACCTTCTTTGTGACTAACAGCGATGTGCAAAACCGCATGTTGACTGACCGCCAGCCACGCACGCTGGTTACTAACAGCTACGTCGAAGGTGATGTAGATGTCGTTGCAGGCCGTGGTGCAGTGGTATTTGATAACACTGATTTCCGCCTGGTGAACAGCCGTACCCAGGAAGGCTATGTGTTTGCACCAGCAACACAGCCAAACCTGTATTACGGTTTCCTGGCAATCAACAGCCGCTTCACTGCTGCAGGTGATAACGTCGCGCAACTGGGCCGTGCCTGGGATATCGAAGCAACGGAAAACGGTTACGCCGCGGGCCAGACATCTAATGGCCAGGTTGTTATCCGTGACAGCGTGATCAACGAAGGCTTCAACAGCTCGAAACCTTGGGCAGATGCCGCCAGTTCTAAACGTCCATTTACCGGCAATATCGGTACTAAAGGCGAGAAAGGCGAAATCCAGCGCGACCTGAATGATGCTAACGCCAACCGCCTGTGGGAGTTCAACAACCGCGGTGTAGGTAGCACGGTAGTTGCCGAGTAAAATCAGCGCTGTGCACAAAAAAAAACCTCGCAATCGCGAGGTTTTTTTATCAGCATAATTTAAAATTTATACTGCGTTTACCACAACCCACATCGGCCCCTGGCCTACGGCATAACGGCCCTTCTCTTCCAGCAAGCCTTGCTCACCGTTAATCTGATAAACCGCGATATGGTGCGATTTCTGCCCGGATGCAATCAGATATTTACCGCTGTGGTCAATGTTGAAACCGCGCGGTTGCGTTTCAGTTGACTGGTAGCCTTCCACCGCAAGCACACTGCCATCTTCTGACACGCTAAATACCGTGATAATGCTGGCGGTACGGTCACAGGTGTAAAGATGACGGCCATCAGGCGTGATGTGAATATCAGCCGCCCAGCGGGTGTCAGAGAAGCCCGGCGGCATAATGTCCAGCGTCTGCACGCATTCGATTTTGCCCAGTGGGTTTTTCAGCTGCCAGACGTCCAGAGAGCCATTGAGCTCATTTACACAGTAACCGTATTGTTGGTTCGGGTGGAACACCATATGGCGCGGCCCGGCACCTTCTACGGTGGTCACTTCCGCAGGGGTCTGCGCAACCAGGTTGCCGTCGTCTGACAGCGTAAACTGGCAAATGCGATCTTGCTTGAGCGCAGGCACCCAAAGCGTGCGGTTATCAGGGGAAATATTGGCTGAGTGGCAACCTTCTAACCCTTCAACAACATCAACAACTTCGCCCGGCAGGCCATCATTACTCAGGCTGACAACGCTTACGCTGCCTGAATTGTATGAAGCGCTGAACAAGAAACGCCCCTGATGATCGGTAGAAATGTGTGTCGGACTGCCCGGTATTGACGCAACTCCCGCTTCGGTGAGCGAGCCGTCGTCTGGCGTAATGCGGTACGCGATAACGCGAAACTCTGGGCGTACGCCAACGTACAGGTAACGTTTGTCAGGGCTGATAACCATTGGCTGAACCTGGCCTGGAACATCAACCACTTGCACAAGCGTAAGCTCACCACCAGGATTAAGCTGCCAGACGTGAATTTGCTGGCTTTCCGGGCTGGCGGTATAGACTGTTTGTTTCATGAAATCTCTCTCCTCCCAACGTCTTGAGTAATAGTCACAAGGGTAGTGCGTTTTACCGACTCGTGTTGGCATTTTGAACAACGCCACAAGGAGTGTAAAATCGGCACAGGCCTTATGATTCTGAATTTGACTGGAACCCTAAATGACTTATCGCGTAATCGCCCTTGATCTCGACGGCACGTTACTCACGCCGCAAAAAACCATTCTTCCTGAATCACTGACATCTTTACAACGCGCACGTGACGCTGGCGTGAAAGTTGTCATTGTGACGGGCCGTCATCACGTTGCCATCCATCCTTTTTATCAGGCACTGACCCTGGATACACCTGCAATTTGCTGTAATGGCACTTATTTGTATGATTATCATGCGAAAAAGGTTCTTGAGTCCGATCCATTACAACCTCTGCAAGCCAGTCAGTTGATTGACTTACTTGATGCCCACAATGTTCATGGGCTGATGTATGTCGATGATGCAATGCTGTATCAGGCGCCAACTGGCCATGTTTTGCGTGCCGAAAACTGGGCAAAATCATTGCCAGAATCGCAGCGTCCTGTGTTCCGCCATGTGGACTCTCTGCGTGAAGCCGCTCATGAAGTTAACGCTATCTGGAAATTTGCGCTGACTGATGAAGACACCACGAAATTGAAAAACTTCACTCAGGTTGTCGAACAAGAGTTGGGGCTGGCTTGCGAATGGTCATGGCATGATCAGGTTGATGTTGCACAAATCGGCAACAGCAAAGGCAAGCGTCTGGCGCAATGGGTTGAGTCACAAGGCTTATCAATGAGCCAGGTTATTGCGTTTGGCGATAACTTCAATGACTTAAGCATGCTGGAAAGCGCGGGTCTTGGTGTGGCGATGGGCAATGCCGCTGACGAGATTAAAGCGCGTGCGGATTTAGTGATTGGCACCAACCTGGAAACAGGTATCGCAGAAACGATTTATAAGCATTTAATTTAGTTTGGTGAAAAGCGGTGGATGTCGCTTGCGCTCATCCCCCGACAAAAAATCACGCG